TGAGCAGATCCAGCCCGGCTGCACAGCTCCAAAAACCCGCAAACGAAAGTCCAGCTAATTCGGGGACACTACACTAGGAGTCCGCGAAGCTTGATCTTGCGGATTCCACCCCCCGACCTCTTGTAATAGGGAAAGTAAAGTGAAAGTTAGGGAACAGCCACGTTCCACACACGATCAGCGATTCGTGCTTCCATCGTACGCGTGAGGTTCGCAACGTCCGATGCAAGCGGTAGTGTCCAGAACGGAGTCTGCCGTGCCGAAAGAACCATGTGGAGCCTTGACACCGCTCCCCCAGGGGTGTATATCTCCGTAAGCGGAAGCCTAAAGTCGCCGGGACCCTCTCAAGCCAATAGAACAACGGCTTGAGTCTGGGACACCCTCAAGCTATGGGAAGGAGAATCGAGCATGAAAAACGTAAACAGTTCAGCGATGTATTGCAGCTTCGCTCTGCTACTTACTGTGGGAGCCACGGCGCAGGAAGTTCCGGTCATCCTGCACGTGGAACTCGATAACTACGTCCGTTACAACGAGGACGTGATTGATCCTGCCCGAGTCGCCAGGAGCGCCGTACCCGTGACGGCAAACCCAACGGCGAATTTTGGCAGAAACGTCGTCATCGCTGACGTGACCGCAGTCAACGGCAGTCCGGCGAAAGGCGTGGCGGTGAGTCTGGAGACCGGCGTTTTTCTCAATTCCAACCCCACGCCAGGGCAGGCGATCAGCGATGTTGTCCAGGGGCAATTTGGGTTCCACGAGTATGACCTTCTAAGGCCCGATGGAGTCCGGTTCGGACCATTTTTGCCATGGGCGCTCCTGGGACACCCGCAGGCGCGCCGATCGTGGGTGGCAGCGGGGCCTACGTTGGAGCGAAAGGAACAGTGAACGTTGAAGCAGTTACCGGAGGAAGGCCCATCCGGTTGACCTCCCAGGCGGAGGATCCTGCCATGCGTAGATCCAACGGAGGAGGGCGGGGCGGGTTCTTGATCCAGCTGTTCCCAATGTTCCGCCCGGAGATTGTTATCGGAACTAACGGTCCGGTGGTCTCTCACTCCGACTTCAACCCGGTCACCGCATCCAGTCCAGCTCGCGCCGGGGAAACACTGATTGTCTTCGCCAAGGGCCTCGGCCCGACGACCCCGAGCCTCAATCCCGGAGATCCTTTTCCACGCGAACCCCTTGCGATTGTGACCTCGCCCGTGGATGTATTCGTGAATGGCAAACCCTTGCCAACGATCAACCAGATCGGAGTGCCGGGAAGCACGGACACCTACCGCGTCGATTTCCGCGTTCCCGACGACATACCAGCAGGCACGGCAAGCGTACAGATCAGCGCGGCGTGGGTGAGGGGCTCAACAGTGGCGATTCCGGTTCGCTAGAAGACCTTGGCGGCAGCCCGTGTGGGAAAGGACGTGGCCTCTCGCGGCATGACGCGAGCCGATGATACGATGAAGGCCGGGTTTAGAGCCCTGCCTTCTGAAGCAAGAACATCAATTGCGGGAACTCCATCTTCCTCATCCGGTCAACGAACGGATTTGACCCTCAGGATGAGTTCTTACGAGGAAAAATGGTCGGGCCGCCGGGATTTGAACCCGGGACCTCTTGCACCCCAAGTAGGCTAAATCAATCACTTACAGAGGTGCCTCTATGAAAACACAAGACTTAGCCTATCGCGTTTTGGTCCCAGTTTGGTCCCAGTTGGCGAATCTTTTCGCGTTTCGACCCAGTTTGGACCCTGTCCGACGGCGATTCACATCGCGATGACAGCGGCACGCCACGTGCTCTTACGCGCACGCGCGCGGTCGTTTCCGCCATCTTGATGTTCGCTCCGTTTCGTGAAACGCGAGACGAAGACAAGAGTTTTCCCTATACATGCAGATGGCCCGTTCGGCGCCCTGGTAATCAAGGCTGGGCCGACGGCCTTGGCGCGGACGATGATGGCGAACGTGGTTAACCGCTTCGTCGATCAAATCGTCGATCTCGGACTCTGCAACATCCTTCAGCTTCGCTGCGGTCTTGTCGATCCTTCCCTTCAATCGCGCCGCCAATTCCGATCGAGCCGCTCCAGTGGGTGCCGCGTGAGGTTCATAGGCCATCACACTGATGTGCTCTTCCGGCTCCAGTTGTCGGCCCAGCAGTCGGCCCACAGCCTGCCGGATGTCCGGCGGAAGATCGCTGGCTTTACGAAGCACGCTGCTGGGCATGACTTTCCCTTTGCCCTTGTATTCTAGCTTTTCGTGCATGCGGACCCCTACTCTGATGCGCGGTGCGCGAGCGAGATAGCTGGTGCCGCATTCTCCGGCAACCCCTCGCGGGGCCGCTCCTTTCATTGAACGGATCGCGCGGCTCGCCCAGTCTCCCAGGGCCATGTTGGCTACCATGGCCATGGTAACCTCCACGGCGTGCGGGTAGCGGGTTTCGCCCGCGCGCACTTCTATTGCATAGTTTGCAATAATGAAAATGGCGGTTCTTATGAATGCGGTGCATCTCAAAACGGCGAGGCTGAAGGCTGGCTGGTCCCAGCATGAGGCGGCGGCGCGCCTGGGCGTATCCCAACCCTACTACTGTCAAATGGAAAGTGGGGCTCGGCCCGTACCCGGCAGCCTGGTCCGTCGCGCAGTTCGCAGGTTGCAGGTATCGCCCGTGGCGCTACCGCTGCCGCCCTTGTCCCCTCAGCCGGTTCCCGTCGAACCGAAAGAACTCGCTTCAGCGGTTGGCAGGCTCGGCTACGCCGGCTTTGCGCATCTGGGGAAAGGCGGAAAGATGCTGAATCCGGCGCTGGTTGTGGAGGCAGCTTTGGCGCACTCCGACCTCGAGGTTCGATTGGTGGAGGCTCTTCCCTGGGTTCTTGCGACCTTTTACGAATTGGATTGGGCCTGGCTCGTGGCTCAATGCCGGCTCGTGAACGCACAGAATCGGTTGGGGTACGTGGTTTCACTGGCACGCCAGCTCGCCCAACCGGGCGCGCGTCGCGTCCTCGAGGGAGTCCTCGAGAAACTGGGACGATCGAGGCTTGCGGCCGAGGGCACGCTCTGCCGGGAATCGATGACTGAGCCGGAACGCAACTGGGTTCGCAAACACCGCTCCCCTGAAGCCGCCCATTGGGCGATCCTGACCACACTCACGAAGGAGCAACTCACCTATGCGGCGTGATGCCCCGGCGGAGCCATGGCTGTCATTCCTGAACGACCTCGACGCCGCGATTGAGGGGGTCACGGACCTTCACTGCATGGGCGGGTTCGCCGTTGTACAGGCTTATGGGCTGGAAAGAGCAACGGCGGACATCGACGTCTTTTCCGTCGTGCCTGGTTCGAGCAGTTCCGGCTTGATGGATCTGGCAGGCAAGGAATCAAAACTGCGCCGAAAACACGGCATCTACCTGGATGTTGTCACGGTTGCCACTGCACCCGCGGAGTATGCCAGCCGCCTCATACCGTTGTATCCAGGACACTGGAAGCGGTTGCGACTCTTTGCATTGGAAGCGCATGATCTGGCTCTGACGAAGCTCGAACGGAATTTCGAACGCGATCGCGGCGACGTGGAGCATCTGGTGCGCCAAGGCTATCTGAGGGCCCCGACCCTGCGCAAGCGTTACGTCGAGGAACTGCGCCCTTACGTGATCGGGCGAGAATCGTGGCACGATCAGACTCTTGATCTTTGGTTGGAGGCCTACTTCCCGGACGATGCAGCTCACATCAAGGAGAGCCAATGAAAACGAGAAGACAGACCGGCCCACCCGGCGTTTCTTGGGACGAGCAGACTGGCTTCGCGAGTAGACTCGTTTCGGGGACTCCCGAACACCGTGGCGCACACGATCGGCTTCCGGAGCTGGCAGTCGAGATGGAGTCTGATTTTGAACCGTACGGGAAGCGCCCGCGTGATGGCGCGGATTGCAGTTGCGGCTGCCGGCACTTTGCCACACTCGAAGGCCCGCTTGGTGCAGACTGGGGCGTGTGCATGAACAAGAGATCTTCTCGAGCGGGTCTATTGACCTTTGAGCACCAAGGCTGTCCAGAATTTGAATCTGGGTTCGATCCCGAGAACGAACAGGGCGTGACTACTGAATGAGCAGGGTAACAACATCGCTCTCCGTGAGGCTGGGTGGCGCCTCGGGGGCCGATGGCACGTCCGGCGTCGGAACGTCTGGTACTGGTTGCTTCTCCTCGGTCTTCTTCCCGGCCTCGGCCAGCTTCTGCTGAATCCGCCGCGTCAGCTCGTTCTGGGCGGTTGTACCGTTGCCGTCATCGTTGGGGGCGTTGTAGGTGAACGCCCCGTAAGGACCGTAGTTCGATTCCCAGAAGTTGCGAAGCGCGATTCGGTCGGGGTCGCGCAACGAGGTGCGCCGTACCGTGAACCGCTTCGCGCCATTGCCCAGCAGGAAGCGCTGCTCGATCTTCGCGTTCCCGCTGCCGAACTGATGGATCGCCACGTCTGGACGCCATGCGCGGCCGTGCTGATAATCCGGCACGATGGGGAACACGCCACTCGGCGCGATCTCCGGGACGGTGATGTTGCCGATATTGTCGGGCATTGCTCAGCGCTCCTCGACTTTCGCAATGAACGAGCGGTCTTCCGTCCGTCCAGCCGAAGTCGTGATGCGATTGGTGACGGTGTACGACTGGCCCGCCGTGCCGCCCGAGAGCCAAACCGTAGCCGAAGATGCCGTCTTCGAGTCCGCCATCTTCGTAAGCCCTACCGGGACCAGCCACTAGCTCGTTGCGAGCTGATCGCTCGCGAGCCAGCGAGTCCAGTCGATTGTGTAGTCGAGGACCGCGTTCGGGTCTTTCGTGAAAGTCAAGCCTCGATGTCCCGGTTCTCGTGACGAACGGTGAACGTGCGTGATTCCGGTGCCGGCGACACGCTACGACTCTCATGCCTGATTGACAGCGTGCGCTCCGGTGCTCCAGGCGGCCTGCGGTATGCGGCGAAGCTCGCGGTTCCTTCGATCACTGCGCTTCTTGGCGCGCCGCGGAACCCTGCTACTGCCGAAGACGAGCCACCGGCGATCTCCGCATCGCGATACGCCATGAGTGGCGCATACCAAAACCGCTGCCCCTTGGCGGCTAGTACCCACGGCCCCAACGACACTTCGCGGACCTCCTCCGGATACAGCGATCTCGTCCACGAGGCAAAGCCGAAGATCTCGGCGAACATCCCCGGTGTGGCCGACGAGAGTGCAAAGACATCGACGTTTCCGGCAACCCCACTGGCATTGGCAAGCGTATTCTGCACGGCCAGAACGCCGTTGTGGTAAACACTGGCGGTCTTGCTTGCGTCGCAGGGAAGGATGAAGGTCACGCAGTTGACCTTCCGAAGATCTGCGTTGTAGGAACCCCACTCAAATGGCCCATACGGTGCCGATCCGTTGCGAAAGATGGCCTTGTACGCGCCGGTGGAGGTTCGCACTCCCAACCACCAAGTGCTCGCAAAACTGTTGCCGACGATAGTGGGGAATCCCGAACCGTTTACGCGATTGATCCGGAACCACACGCACACCGAGACGACCTTGTTCGTTCCATCGCCGCTGTAGATAGGGCAGTTGCCGAGACCGCCAACTGACAATCCAGCCTGCTCGTTGCTGTAGGCGAAAGCGTTACCGAACGGAGTTGCGACGTTACCACCAGCGCCAGGCGCAACGGTCAATCCGGAGGGCGCGGCTGCCGATTGAAGACGTCGACGGTAGTACCCGGGCGAGAACTCCCCCGTGGTCGTTTCACGCTTGCCGTTCAGGTGAAAGGCATTCGCCGACATGCGGGGTTCGAGGCCGCTCGGCATCCACAGCGAATGCAAGCCGCCTGTCAGAGGCGAAGTGAAATCGGGAATCGCTTCATAGTGGTCGCTGGGGAAGCAGGTTTGCGACTCCGCGCTGAGTAGCAGATGGCGCATCAGGCGACGTCGAACTCCACACCACGCCAGAAGCCAAGGTTCCCAGTGGCATCGAGTGCCAAGCCGCAGCGGTTGACGGCGAGAACGCCCCACACGGGTGGAAGGACGTTTCCAAAGGCCGGGGCGACGGAGAACGGAGGACTGATCAGGATGCCCGCACTGGGGACATAGATCGAGCCGATCTGGCGGATCGATACGGTTTCGAGCGTGACCGACACCGCCTCATCCACGCCGGTAACGATAGCCGGGAAGATCGGCGACACGTCGTCAGCCGCACCCCAAGCGAAGAAGTAGACGGCATACCGGTCACCAAGGCTGCCCGACGCAGGTTTGATTTTGAACTGGCAGATGGCATCGATGTAGCGGCTGCTCTGGTTCTCGACCTTGGCAGAACTGCGCGCCGCGCTGGAAGCGAGGCCGTTGAGAGTGACGCTGAAATTGGTGACCGGGCCGAATTGGGTGCGGATTGTGGACACGTGCGCCTCTTAGTCCTGAAGGATCGAAAGGTCGTTCTCGCGAACGATGACGAAGTCGCCGTCGCTGACCGTGGCCGGTGAGGAGAGAGCGCCGCCGCCCAGAAAGTTCCCCGCGCTCTGCGCGTCCCACATGCCGAGGTGGGTGTACGTCCCGGCGGGAACCTGGAAGAACAGAGCGGTGACGCTTCGGGTCCGCTTCGCGTTCCCGCTGTCGTCAATCGCGGTGAACTGGGTGACCGCCTTCCGTGCGTAGGGGCTGCCGGAGGCTTCGCTCTGGCCGGTCTTGCCGGGATCGGTTGTATGCAGGCTGCACCAGTATTCGGCGACCTGGAAGTCCTGTCCGAGGAATGCTTTTTCGAGGATCTTCTGGTCGAGGTATGCGGAAAACGACATCGATCTCTCCTGTGGGTTCAGGCCAACTCAACCAGTTCGATGAAGACGTCCGAGCGTCCGGGCCCAACGGTCTGGCTCCACTCGCCGTCGAACCGGACGGTGTACCTGCCGGTCGTCGCCGCGCCGGTCGGGTCCCATGAGAACTTCGGGTTGGTCTCGTATGGATCGTAGAAGTAGAACGGTTCTGTCGGCCCGCCCCGCGCCTCGTAGAAATCGCGGAGCGCCTGTAGCGGCGTGGGCTGCAGACGCTTTGCCAGCCGCCACCGCTTTCTGCTGGTGTTCACCGGGACCGAGCGCTGCGACTCTCCGTTTCGGTACTCGTTTTCGATGACCGGGTACTCCTGCGAACGCGCGAACGCGCGGGACAGGGTTTGCGGTAGCACCGTCGTCGGCGCGGCGTTCTGGATAGAGCCAGGCATAAGTCATTGACAGAGGCGGTCCCATTATGGGACCATTCAAAGGGCCTTCATGCACGTCGTGAGTCAGAAGGCGATCCGGATCTTCTGCGAGGAGCACCCCCATGCGCGCAACGCCATGGACCACTGGTACAGAGTCGCCAAACGAGCGACTTGGGCCAGTTTCGCGGAGGTGAAACTATCGTTCAATACGGCTGACTTCGTTACGCCGTACGTGGTCTTCGACATCGGAGGCAATAAGTACCGGCTCATCGCGGAGATCAACTTCAGCCGGATGGTGCTGTTCATCCGCGGCATCATGACGCACAAGGACTACGTGAAAGGAGTGTGGAAATCATGAGCGTTACGCTGACGGTCGACCGAAAGAAGTACGCCCGGTTGGCGAATCGCATTGTGGTCAAGGCGATCGAGACGGAGGAAGAGCACGATCGCATGATTGCCGCCGTGGAACACTTGATGGACAAAGGCGAGGACCGCTTGTCACCGGAGGAGTCGGCACTATTGGAAACCATGGCGATCTTGGTCCAGGCTTATGATGATCGCCACCATCCTCTGCCTCCTGTTACCCCTAACGAGATGCTCGCGTACCTGATGGAGACGAGCGGACGAACGGCCAAGGACCTGCTGCCTGTGTTTGGTACGCGCGGGCGAGTTTCGGAGATCCTGAGCGGTAAGCGTTCCATCAGCAAAGAACAGGCAAAGAAGCTCGCATCGGTTTTCAAGGTCTCGGTAGATCTCTTCATTTAACTCGTCAGTAGACCAGGACTCATCTGGAGCGTGGCCATCTGCCGGCGCCCAGAATTGGAGCGCGTGGCGCTCATCGTCGCACCTTGAACTGCGCGCGGGTTGTCCGCGATGGCCTGCACCGCCTCGCCGCGCAGCAAAGCCGTGGTCGCTGGTCCATCCAACTGGATCACGACGTTCCCGGCACCGGACAGCACGCCGCCACCGATCCGGTCGAGCGTCGGCAGACCTCCAAAGCCAGGGAGAGCGGTTGCGTTTGCGAACCCCGCAGACTGGAAGAGTGAGCCTCCGGACTGCACCAGATCCAAGGGACGCGCCGTGCCAGGCATGCCGGTCGGCTTTTGGCCGGTGCTCATCGCGTATAACTCGACCAAGTCCCGGATCTGCTGACCCCTGATCGCCACATCGAGATTCCCGCCGAAGCCCTGCTTCGCGATATCGACGATCTGCTTCAGGAGGCCCTTATCGGAGATATCGACGCCGTAGGTCGCCTTGATCTTCTCGCGGGCCTTCTCCTGCGCGCCTTTCACGAACAGGCGCACAATCCCGGCGGCGAACCCAATCCCCGCGCCGATGGCCGCGCCCAGGGGACCGCCGTATTTGAACCCGATCAGCGCGCCACCCGCCGTCGTCTCGCCGACGCCAAGCCACCCGCCGCGCCGCAACCCATCGAAAGCCACCAGTGCGCCGCCCATCAGCGCCGCGTTCGACTTGCCGATGGAAGAGAGTTTCTGGCCGAGCGTCGCCGCCTGCCATGTGGTTGCCACGCCCGGAGCCAACTGCACGCTGCCGCCAATCCCGAAGAAGGATTTCAGGTTCGCCAGCGAGCCGGCCAAACCCGCCTTGGAGAACATCCCGCCGGTTCCCGCCGCGGTCGCCACGCCACCGACGCCGCCGCTGTTGGGAATGAACGGAGGCGTGCCCCATCCACCAGCCGCGCCGCCGGGAATCGGCCCACCGCCGCCGAATCCGCCTCCACCTGCGCCGAATACCGGGATCGCGCCGACGCCTAGCATTCCGCCGATGCCGCCCAGTACCCCGCCACCAGATCCTCCGGACGCGAAAGACACCTTCTGGCCGGTGAACAACTGCATCAGCATCGCCGCCACACGTGAGGAGACCACGTCCTTGATCGCGGTCAGCAGCGCGGTCTTGAAAGAGTTCCCGATGGCCGACCAGATGGACTGCGACTTCGTGAGCAGCGCGTCGAAGACGCCTTCGGCCTGCCGCTTGAAGGAATCGAACACTTGCCGGTTGTGATCGCGGATCATCCCCGCCGTCCGGTTCGCAGCGTTCTGGCGCGCGGCGTCGATGGCTGCGTCGGCACCCCCCTGGTTGGCTTGCCGGATATCCTCGCGCTGCTGACTCAGTTCCCCGATCCGTGCCTTGATTTCGTCGGCGCGATACCCAAGCCGCTTCAGGTTCGCCTCTTCCTCCAAGACCATGCGCGAGGTTTCGAGATCGAACAGCCGCATCTTGATCTCGTGGACGCGCTCCAGGTAGTCCACTTCAATTGCGGCCTTCCGCTGTTCAACCGCGACCTTCTGTTCAAGAGTCTGGGCATCTACCGCCTCGACCGCGCGCAGCCGGGTGTCGCGGTCGATTCCCGCGCGCTGCTCTTCCACGCCCAGCAACCGTTCGAGGTGCTCGAAGTTCCGCCGCGCGATCTCCTCGTTGTACTGAAGCCTCCGCTGGAATACCTCAGTCTCGAACTCCAAGCGCTTCCTGGCCGCTTCCTCTTCGTCTTTGAGGTACTCGGCGATATGCTCGCGATTGTCCTTGAGCAGCTTCTCTTTGAACGTTGCCCACCGGTTCGACAACTGATCGAGCACGCTCTGCCACGCCTTGCCTGTCAGCACGATTCGCTGCTCGACGCCCCGGTCGTCGGTGAACGTCGTCCACTTCTGGATCTGTGCGTTCATTTCGGCGATCTCGCGAGCGAAACCCGATTGACCCCTGACGCCGGCTTCGATAGCGGCCTGTCGCGACTCCCTTTCCACCTCGGCCTGCCGCTTGCGGATCTCGGCGGCTCGCTTCAGCGCCTCAAGGTCCGGTTCGTTGTCAGCCTTGCCTGCCTGCGAAATTGTGATCTTCGGACCGCCGAAATCAAACGGTTGCTCACCTGGGAAGATTTGCTTTCCCATGATGAGTTCCCGGATTTGGTCGTCCGTCATCCCCTGCTTGCGCAGTTCCTCGACACTCGTCTTGCCACTGGCAAGCTGTTTGCGAAGGGCCTGCTGCTGCATCTCGTCGAACCGGGCCTGGAGTTGCTCCTGTGTGTTCTTGAAATTGTTGTAGATGATTGCGCCAGCCGCGACCACGCCAACGGCGAGTAGCGCGTAGGGATTCAGACTTGCCAGCCTCAGCGCCGCGATGGACTTCGCGAGCGCCATGATCTTCTCGGCAAGCGCGTAGGACGCAAGGATGCCAGACACCCACAGTGCTATCTCGCCAAACTTTGTGAGGCCGTCGGTATTGTCCTTGAGCCAGCCGACCAAGCCGCGCAGATTGACGATCATCCCCTTGAGGTCCTCTTGGAATTTGGCCCCGATGTCTTCGCGAACGTTGTTGAACTCGCGCCGCAATGCGCCCAGTTGACCTTCGACCGTCTGTGACGCGGCCGCGTGAGCACCCTGAATCTTCGTGCCCTCGCGCATCACCGCGTTGTATCGGATCTGCTTCTCCTCGGTCTCCGTCAAGGCGCGGCCCAGTTGAAGCTCCGCAATTTGAGTTTTCTTTTGGAAGTCGACGAACAGGCCCAGCGTGCGGAGTCCACGCGACGCGCCGGACTCGATGGCCAGGACAATGCCCTCCATCGCCTCACCAGCGGACACGTTTTGCACCGCAGCCGCGTCCTTGGCGAGCTTAGCCAGACCTTCGGACTTCGCGAGGTCCATGTCGGCGACGATCAGACGCTGAACGGCATGCGCCGCCTCCGTGAACTCAAAGCCGATTTCTTCGATTGCAGCCACCTGCTTCGACGCCGCGGCTGCGCCCACGCCGTGCGCTGTCGCCAGCGCCCTGAGGGAAGCCTCGGCCTTGGCATTCTCAGCCGCCATCATGACGGAACCAACTGTGAAATCCTTCGCCCAAGCAAGAGCGCTCTTGATGGCGTCGGCGAACAAGCTCCCCGCCGTCGCGCCTTTCACCATGGCCGCCGTCATGCCGTCGATTCCCTGCGTGGCTCCTTTCGCGCTCTTGGTAGCGGACGATTCCATGCTCGACAGACTGGCGTTGACGCTCTTGATGGACTGATTGGCTTTGTCCACCTCGACCGTAACGACCAGTTCGAGTTTGTTATCGGCGGGCATGAGCGATCATTGGGAGTTGCTACTGTAGTATGCTTCGTGAAAATTAAGGAGTCGGTATGCGAATACTGTTGATCGCGGGCCTTGCAGTCGCGGCGTTTGCACAGACTGCGAACGTCGATCTCTCGGCGGCCGCCAAAAAGGGCGATCTCGTCAAAGTGACAGCCCTTCTCAAGGCTGGTGCCGACGTCAACAGCCGAACATCCCTAAACAGCAATACATCCGACAAAACACCCTTGATGTGGGCTTCAGCTTACGGCCACTTGAAAACCGTCGAGGCGCTTGTCGCAGGTGGAGCTCGCCTCGGAGAGAAGGACGCGCAGGGCGGCACTGCGCTGCTTTACGGAAGAGCAGGATCGCATGACGATGTCATCAAGTTTCTTGAAGGAAAAGGCGCAACGGCTCCTGAAATGAGCAAGTTGGAATCCGCTATGTGGATTCTCGGTCAGGGCGCTGAACTGTCAAAGTATTTCGGCGAGAGAGCGAGAGCTGCTGACACGAAGAAAAAGCCGTAGCAAACATCGAACACTTCGCTCGACAGACTGGTGTTGACGCTCTTGATGGATTGGTTGGCTTTGTCCACCTCGACGGTGACGACCAGTTCGAGTTTGTTATCGGCCATGGGGACTCAACTGCTCGCGGTCCAGCTTTTTGCGTTCGTCTTCGAGGATCAACATCGCGTAGAACTCATCCGCGCGGATGTCGTCGAGGCCGAGGTGGATGCCCAGCTTCAGCGCGGCCCGGAGGTCTAAAGCGCGCCGGATGAGGAGTCCGGCCTCCGACGATTGCGCCCCATCGAGCCTGTCGAGCGGGCAGGGGTCGCACCGGTTGCCGTCGTCGGGCGCGTCGGGGCAGAGCGTCGGATCGCAGAGTTCGTCCCTGCGCAGGGCCCAGTGGATCAGGAATCGCAGCGAGGGCTGCTCGGGCCACGGGCCGCCTAGGAGTTTGGGTCGTTTGGCTCCTGGAGTCCAGCATCGAGCGCGTCGATGGCAGCCTTCACCGCGACGGCTTGGTGCATGATCGGAGCATCTCCGGAGTAACCTTCGGTGGTCGTGATCAGCTTCTTGTAGAGCGCGCCCGCAGCCGCGAGGTTGATGGTGAGTTCCTGGCGGTTGTAGGGCAGGTCGAGAACACGGGCGAAGCCGCGACGGTACTCGGTAATGTCTTTCGCCGAGGCCATCTTCACCAGGTGAGTCACCGTCCCGCCGAGCACGCGGAGCGTCACACGGAAGGCGTCTCCAGCCTGCACCACGTCGTCCACCTCGGCTTGGCTCAACTGCTCAATGATTCGGCTGGCTTCGAAGGCATCCACCTCGGGCGCGTCTTCTTCGTGCGCGCGAATCTTGGCGAGCAGCGCGCCGTCGGCGTCTTCGCCGTTGGCGATGATCGTCTCAGATACGCCACGGCCCAACTGTTTGATGATCACCTTGCGCCGCCGCTGGCGCTCGGTCCATTCCTCGTCAGAGGGAAAGCGAACCCGGATGGTCTTCACACCCGCCGAAGTTCGCAACTGCAGCGCAATCGGACGCGCCGCGTCGAATACGGGAATTGTCTGTTCCATTTTCATCTCCTATTGACCGATGTTGTCTACGTTGCACTTGGCCACCGCCGAGACGATGCCGTTCGAGGAGTCGTACATCGGCAGGCATTCGACGGCGACCGTCACGATTCCGTCCGTCTCGCCGACTTCGGCCATCGCAAACGACACCTTCTGCCAGGTGACCTCCAGCGAGTTGTTGGCGTCGTAGGTGAGCGAGAGGACGGCGGTGCCGGTGGACTGGTTCTTGAGCTTGGTCAGCTCCGTCGAGCCGTTCTCGAAGCGAGCCACGAACTTCAGCGTGCCCTGGCGATTGGCGAATTCCAGGCGGCCGCGGATCGCGCCGCTCGTCGCATCGCCCGGCGTCTGGAAGCCCGAGCCAGGGAAGAATCCACCATCCAGGCGGACATTGTTCTTCCACGACGTTTCCAGCGAAACGATGTTCTTGTTCGAGACGTAGTTGACGCCGTTGATCGTGAGCGCGAGCGACGCCGACGGCAGGAGCTTCTCAAGCGTCGCCGCAGGCATCGTGATGCCGGATGGTTCGGTCGCCTTGCCTGCACCGACGAACTCGACGGTGATCTTCGAGTTGGCGCGCCCAGGTCCGCTGCCGATGGAGATCGTCCAACCTTCGACGACGCAGCCGACGGCCATGCGGTCAACGACCACGCCCGCGCCGGGCCGGATCTGCTCGACGAAGGAGAAGTACGGCAGTTCCGCCGCATCGCCGCTCGCAGGGATAAGCGGCGTGCACGTGTAGGTGAAGTTCGGAGTGGTGCCCGACTTCACCACCTTCCCCAAGCCATAGGCCATCGCCCAAGCGCCGATCTCCGAGCCGAGGTACTTTTCAAGCGAGCCGTTAACGTCCCACGACGTCTGGAAGGATTGCGTCGGGAACTCGTGGCCCTTGCCAAGTTCCTCGCCGTCATTCTCGGTGTTGAGCTTCGGGTTGACAAGCGCCGCATTGAGCTTGCGCAACTGCCACATCTGCCCGCCGGTATTGGCGGTGGCGATGTCGGTCTGCTTCTGTTTGCCGAAGCAGATCAGAACCTCCTGCAATCTAGTCGTCGACACTTTCCTTCACCTCCGGTTCCGGCGGGTCGCACTGGCTCCAACCCGCTACGAGCAGCGGCACAAGTACGGCGGGCGTTGCCTCCACCTCCTTTGGCTCACCTTGCCCGAATGGGGGAGCCAACCACACAGTCGAGCGATCACTCATCTCCAGCCTCCGTAAACGAAATCGCTACTTCGAAATAATCGAGCCCTTCCGCATCCGTGGCACGCTGCATCGACGGCACATCCATCGGGTAGCAGGAGGCGTGAACGGTAGCATTGATCATGGGCACGCCAGCCGAGGCCGGGACCCCCTTGGTAATCAAGCGGAACAGACGGTAGTAGGCCGTGGGCGGATCGCCGTCGAAGGTCTCCCGCGCGCGAAGGAAGAGCGTCACATGGTGTTTCCACACGTCCACGCCGCCAAAATTGCCCGGCGTCGTACCCTGCCAGGCGGCCATGATCCCCGGCGCGGGCATCGTGTGAATCGCGTTCGCCAGGCTCGCGCGCTTCGGGTACTGGTCGTGGTAGGCGTAGATCCGCTCGGGGTCGCCGCCCATCTCCGTGACGAGGTCCGGGATGTCCCGCAGCAGCGCGACAAGCGCATTAATAAGGATAGAAGGATCGATCATCTCTGCTTGCCTCCCAGGACCCGCTCGATCAGGAGCCTCGGTTTCATCTCAGCGAGAATGCGGCGCGTCGCTTCCACCACCGCCGCCCGGTTCTTGGGCGAAAAGACGATCCACGGCTCGATCTTCTGGTTCACCCATGCCTTGAGGCGATCCTTGCGCGTCGAAAGACTTGCCTTCGCCCGGTTTTCGCTGACCGTCCGGACCAGGAAGTTGCGGAGCATGTCGCCGGTTAGAGTGAGGTTGCGCCGGTTGCCTTTGCCGAGCTTGGTCTTCCGAATGGCGTACCGCTTCGTCAGCGGTTTGGCCGGACCGTCGGACGTGCCCAGTGCCGCACCCACCCGGTTCTTCACCGCCGCCACGCCGACATTTCCGATCTTGAACAACTGGCTCTGACGGAAGTTCAGGCGGTCGAGCCGGATCTGCTTCTTCTGAAAGATGCGTACCGAGGGCATTGCTACACTTGCCGCAGGCGCAGCACCACGGCTCCGCTCGTGTCCGCCTCGATGTCGAACACCTTGTAAGTGAGGCTGTCCACGGTAACCTCATCCCCGCGTTCGGGCGGTTGCGGCAGATCCCCGACCCGCACGAACAGCACAGCGTAGACCCCGGGAACAGTCTCTTCCGTTTGCCGTGCTGGTTCGAAGATCGCCCGGATCGTGGCCTGCCCGCCGGCTTGTGGCAGATACACAACCTCCCTGCCGAACGCGCCCAGCACGCCGGTATTGAGCGCGTCTGTCAGAGAGGCCCAGTTGCTCACGACTCAGGCCTTGGTGCCTTTGACCAGTACCTCCGGCCGCAGGCAGATGGGCAGCGGATTCTGCTGCGTGTGGAGGTCGGTGCCGCGCCCGAACTTGCGCGGCTCCTGCTTGGCGTAGAGCGGCAGCCCGAGCGTGTTGGCGGTTTCGTTGAAGTCCGCCGGCGCGAAGTGCGTGCGGAACGTGTTCGCCGTACCCAGCGGAAAGAAGTGCGCTTCATCGTCGGCGATGAACTTGCGCACGTTGCCCGCTGCGTCAGTCGCCTGGCCGCGATACTCCTCGAACGTCACGCCGCCGAAAGTGAAGCCCGTGCGGTAATCGTTGCCGAGCTGCTGGTTGCGCTGGTAGTACATGAACGCCTCCTTCACCTTGGCGTGCGTGGTGAAGGCGTCGTAGAAGCCCTGCGAGCAGAGGCACATCACGCCCGTCATGAACTCGCCCTTCAGGTTGTCTTCGATGTGGCGCTTCACTTCGAGCACCTTGAGCAGCACTTCCGTGCCTGCCGTGCCCAGCACGAAGCTGACCGTCTTCGGCGTGATGCTGAATTCGCTGTAGAGGTCGTAGAGCGTCGAGCCATCGGCGTCGAGGATCACGCCCTTGAGCGCGCCCATGCGCAGGTACTCGAGCGTGATCGCGTGCTTGTTGCGCATGTTCTGGAGCTTGAGCGCCAGCAGGTTCGCCAGGGCGTCGGTCTCGGTCTCGGAGCCAAACGCGCGGATGCCCTGGACCTCCTCTGGCAGCACGGCGTCGTCGTGCGGAATGTGGGGATCACGAAGGACCGCACCTTGCGCTTGCCAGTGGTGCCCTGCGTGCCGGGCGCTCCCACCGGTTGGGTCGGCAGCAGGTTCAGCACACCGCTCATCTCCTCGATGATGATCGTGCGGGTGCGGACGCCCTGCGGCGTCATAAGGTTCAACTGCTCCAGGCGCCCGTAGGTGTTCGGGATCTTGTTGATGGCGGCGGTGAGGGCCGCCATGTCGAAAGCGTCGGTCGAGAAAGGATTCAGCATCATGGGTTATGCTCCTTGGCGGACGAGGATGCCCGCGGATTTCAGTTGCGCCGTGGCGGCGTTCTTTTGATTGGTGGTCGCGCCCGCCGGCCAGGTAATACTGTTGTCCGAGACGATCGCGTTGCGGATGATGGCGACTCCGGATTTGTCCACGCCATCCGGCGCGGTGGTGTCGAGCAGCAGGATGCCGCAGGCAGCGTCGCTGCCGTCGGTCGCCGCGAAGTCGATCTGCTTCACTTTCCCCGAGCCTGCCGCCACGGTAATCGTGAACGAATCGCCCGAAGCGAAGTCGGTCGAGCCGTCTGCGATGGTGAAGGTGAGGTGCGTTGTGAACTGGACGCCGACCGTGGCGACGCCAATCAGGACGCCGTCCGGGTCCTCGACGATAAACTTCCCGGCGTCGGTGGCGGGTTCGATGCAAACCAGGCGGTAGACGCCAGGCTTCGCCGCCGCGCCCACGGTGGGGGCGGCTGTAATCGTGCCGTTGCCGGTATTGCCTGCGACGGCGGCCCCGGTCGCCGCGCCTTTGGTGATTCGTCCCAGCACCATGCCGGTGGTCAGGACGCGGTCGGCGCCACTGCCTGCGAGCACGGTCAGCACTTCACGGCTGTACTGGCTGTCGGGCTCCCACTTCAGCCAGTCGCCCAGATACTTGCGTTCGGTCAGAACGGACATTTCAGTTCACTCCTTTCGCGGCCAGTCGTTCGACGGCCTTCATCACCGGACCACTTTCGGGGTTTGTCTTGACGCCGGTTCCGGTCTCCGGCAGCACGTGCGAGCGGATCTCGGCCGCGTCCTCGGTTGCCCGCGCTTCCATCAGGAACTGCCGGGCATCGGACGGTGTTGCAGCCTTCGCGAGCAGCCCCGCCGCCTTGCCGGGCATTCCGGCGAGCGCGCAAAGCTCCACAATTTCCCTCGCGTCGGCATACCCTTGCGTTCGTGCCTCCGCGCGGATCGCTTCGACATCGATTGCCTGAACATCAACGGCTTCGTCTTGCATAGTCTTCCTGCCTCCTTGTCGGATTGAGATGGCCGGACCGGCGACGGCTTGTCGCAGATCGGCGAGTGCGTCTTGCCGAGTACCCATTCGGTCGGCGAGGCGCACGTTGATGGCGTCCTCGCCGAAGTAGCGGGCGGCCTCGGTTTCACGGACCGATGCCTCGGGCAGCCCGCGGTTACGCGCCACGGCCTTCACGAGCATTCCGTAGGTACGATTCAACTCGGCTTCGATCGTGGCGCGTGCTTCGTCGCTCAACGGCACGTGCGGATTGAAGTCGGCCTTGCGCGCACCGGCGTGCATGATCGTGTATTTGAAGCCGAGCTTCTCGTCGCTGCCGGTCACGTCGAGATGCGACACGATCACGCCGATACTGCCGAGGCTCGAAGATTGGCCGGCGTAAACCCGTTGGGCGCCGGATGCCAGCAGATAGGCTCCGCTCAGAGCGTTGGAGTTCGCAACGGCGACGATCGGCTTTGCCGAACGCACAGCATAGATCGTGTCGGTGAGTTCGAACACGCCCGCCACTTCGCCGCCGGGCGAATCGACGTCGAGCAGAATGCCCTTCACTGCCGGGTCGGTCGCGGCGTCCTCGACTTCTTGCTGGATCTCCACATAGGAGCGCATGCCGGAGACCGCGTCCATCCCGTAGGACTTGTGAACCAGCGTGCCTTCGACGGGGATGATGGCGATGCCGTCCGGCGTCACTTCGTACGGCTTCCGCGACGCGGGCTGCACGCCGACCGCAGCAGCCGGAACATCGAGGCCGAAGTGCGGCGCCAGCACCCCGAGAATCACTTCGAGTTTTTGCGGCGCGATCAGCAGCGGTCTATCAAAGACCCGCGTCGCCAGGTGCGGCAGATGCTTCATCGGTTTCCTTTCGAGCATCGGAATCGTATTCAAGTCCCAGTTGGTCGGCGCGCGTGTTGTCGGCCGCGATCTCGCGGTCGATGGCCTCGGCGTCATAGCCCTGTTCGGAGACCACCTCCGCGCGGCTTTTGAAGCCCGCGCGCACGGCCATGATCTGCGCCTTGATGTCCTTGAGCGGATCGACCCAGGCGAAGCCGGGCGGAATCCACTTGGCGTCGGTCCCGGCGGCATCCTTCGACAACGCGCCACTCAACACGGCAGCTTGCAGCCACGACCGCCAGATGGGCCGGCACATCTGGAAGACGATTACCTGGTGCTGGAACTGCTCACACCGGCGGCGGAACTCCAGCAGCCCGGCGCGAATCGACGAGTAGTTCACGCCGGTGAGGTCGCCGGTCAATTGCTCGTAGGTGATTCCCATTCCGGCAGCGATGCTCCGCAACTGCACCCGCATGAACGTTTCGTAGCTGGCGCCCACATCGGCCGGAGCCGAGAACGTCACGTCCTCCCCAGGCAGCAGCACCTGGAGCGTGCCGGGTTCCATGCCTGCGAGTGCAACGCCGCTGGCATCGGGATTCGATTCGCCGATGAGCGAGTCCTGCGGTGCGTTCTTCGGGATGAAGCCGGCGAACATTGCCGCCGTCTTCTTGCGAACCAGTTCGGCGTCGTCGTACTGGTCGAGTTCGTGGAGCTTGATCAGAACCTGCGTGAGCCACGGCTTGCCGCGGAGCTGGCCAGGGCGAAGCGGGCGGAACAAGTGCAAGACTGCCTCTGCTGGTACGCGCACCAGCTCGGTCGAAGCCATTGGATTGCTGGTATCGCCCGGATGCTCGCGGTAAAGGTGATACGCAACCCTCCGTCCGATGCCGTTGAATTCGATTCCGGCCCGGATGTAATTCCCGGTCTCCAACTTTCGGGTCTCGGCGGTCGGCAAGTGTTCCGCCTCGAGTAACTGCAACTGGAGCGGTACCAACAGCCCGTCCTTCGGAAGCCGTGGCCGCAGCCGGATGAAGCACTCGCCGGCCTCCATTACCGAGCGGCACGCGATCGCCTGCAATCCATAGAAGTCCGTCAGTCCCGTCGCATCCGCTTGGTCCGTCCACCGCAACCACAGCGATTGGATCTGCTCCTTGGTCCCGGCGTCAGGATGCAGTGACTGCGGCTTGATGCCCGTGCCGATCGAGTTGCCAACGAAGGCATCGAGCGCGTTGGTCGCCCACGGATTGCGGCGGACCATGTCGCGCGAGCGGGACCGCAGCGTGTCGCTGTTGCGGAAGACGAGCGTGTTGATGTCGCTCGTCGCCGGAGTCCAGCCCGTCGTTCGGCGCGTGGCGGCAGCCGCCTCGTAGTCGGCTGTCGCCCAGAAGCGCGGCAGCACCCCTCGTAATCGACCCCAGAAGTTCACCTCTCAAAAACCTTTTTGTGTTTCGACCCGGATCTGTCGCACCACGGGCGTCCCGCCGCTTCGCGCCACATCAGTTTCGGCGGCGGCGATTGCCTGTTTCAGTTCGTCAATCGTTCGGTACTCAATCTCCCGGTCCCCGAACCGGACTCGCCGGACGCCGTTCGCCAGTGCATCGCGGAGCGCCTGGAGTTGCTCGTCGGTGTACATCGTTAGCGCACTTGCTTTCCGGCGCGAACAGAGTGACCCATGGACCCGCTATGGTCACCCGCGAACAACTGATTGAATGGGCGATTCTCAACGGCTGGAAGCTGGACCGTTACGGCCATCTCCAGAAGGTCGAGCACGAGGGCCTGCGCCACTACCGGCTCAAGCTAAGCCGCGTCGCCGTGCGCTACGAGGTGAAGAGTCACGCGGGCTGGATAGGAGTCCGCAGCGCCTATTTCAAAAACCTCACCATCACTGCCGACGGAAAACTCACCGGCTGGAACCGATGAGAAAGGAAACGAACTCGAATGAAAGTGTTCACCATCGGTCGCGAGAACAGAATCGCGGTCTACGCGGCGGTCGAAGACGTTTCTGCCAGCGATGACATTCATGTGTTCACCAGCGAGTCGGAGCTTGGCAAGCTGCTCGAATTCCTGAGCGGCAATGAGCTCGCCCAAATCTGGAACAGCATCGCCGACGTCCCGCCTTTCGACGATTTGAAGCCGGTCAGGAAGTTCAAGGATCGCAAGACTGCCGTCGCGCGCATCTGGAAGGCGGTCCAACGCCTGGACGCCCCCAAAAAAGCCGTCAACGCCGCACCGAAGGGCAAGCGGTCGCGCTAAGCGGCCACCTTTCGAACTGCCGCCACAACACGCGCACACCAGCAATCCGCTACGAAACGTTCACTTTTCCCTTGCTTTCCGGGCCAAACGGAGTGATCCATCGTCATGCGCGAACCAGCGCAGAAAGGTAGCCAGAACTAAGATGACCAACGCAGAAGCCAACACATCCGCCGCCGTTGCGGAACAGGGCGCGCAGGGCGCGCCGGAGAAGGCCTCCTCGAAGAAGGGTGCCAGCCAGAAGAAGGGTGCGCCTAAGGCCAAAAGGCCGCCAAGGGTGGCAAAGCCAAGGCCGCCGCGCCGAAGAAGGAAGCCAGGGCCGGTAAGAAGGCCGCCAAACCCGCCCGCGCGAAGGCCAGCACGCCCCGCGCCGAGAGCAAGGGCGCGAAGATCCTGGAGATGATCGGACGGGCCAAGGGCGCAACCCTCGCCGAGATCATGAAAACCGCCGGTTGGCAGGCCCACAGCGTCCGGGGCTTCATCTCCATCGCTGCCAAGAAGTACAACGTCACCATCGAGTCCTCGAAGAACGAAAAAGGCGAACGCGTCTATACGTCGGCGAAGTAGCAGACGCCGAGTCCTACCCTCAGCCGCCGCCGGATTCACTTGGATCCGGCGGCGGTTTCTCGTCGGTGTGCATCGCGCGAAGGATTCCCAGTTCCGCCGACCAGTCCGCCAGCGCGAGCATCAATCCTTCGATGTCTGGATGCCCTGCGGACAGTAGAGACTCGACCTGCGTGATCTCCGCAAGGCACCGATCCACCTCACGCTGCCACTGAGCTTCGCTCTCCGGCCACAGCGGTGTAGGTTCTTCCATCGGCTTCGAGCGTTGCTTCCCGGCCCGTGTACTGTTGCCATCGGCGAACGACGACGTCACAGTACTTCGGCTCCAGCTCGATCAGCCGGGCCTGCCGCCGGGACTTCTCGTACGCGATCAACGTCGTCCCTGACCCGCCGAAGACATCGAGGATTGTGTCGCGTGTCTTGCTGCTGTTCCGGATCGCGCGTTCGACCAGTTCTACCGGCTTCATGGTTGGGTGCTCCAGATTCGCCATGGGCCGCTTAATGAACCACACATCGCCCTGGTTCCGGTCATCGCACCAGAAGTGCTCGGTCCCGTCGCGCCAGCCGTACAGGATCGGCTCGTACATCCGCTGGTAGTCCGACCGGCCCAGAGTGAAATGGTGCTTGGCCCAGATCACGAAGGTGGACCAGTGGCCGCCAGCATCGGTGAACGCCTGGTAGAGCGTGTGCAGCTCCGATGAAGACATGCAGATGTAGACGGCTCCCTTGGTCACCGCCAACACGTTCGCGCAGGACTCGCGCAGGAACTCGTAGAACTTTCCGCCCAATGCGTCGTTGCCGATCTTGAGCTTCTTCGCGGTCTTACCCTCGTAGTCAACGTTGTAGGGTGGATCGCAAAAGGCCATGTCCGCCAAGCCCCCAGCCAGCACCGTTTGGACCGCCTCCATGCTGGTGGCATCGGCGCACAGGATCCGGTGGTCGCCCAGTATCCACACATCGCCGGGGGCCGTTACCGCCGCCTCCGGCGCTTCCGGGACGGCGTCCTCGTCCGTGAGTCCCGGCTCGGCGGAGTCGACATCCCGCAGCAGGTCCTCGAGCTCGTCACCGGTGAAGCCCAACAGATCGAGGTTGAAATCGTCCTCTCGCAGCGTGTCCAACTCGACGCGCAACATCTCCTCGTCCCATCCCGCTGAGAGGGCGAGCCGGTTGTCGGCGATCACCAACGCGCGTCTCTGAGTTTCCGAGAGATGCCCCAGCACGATCACCGGCACTTCGGTCAAAGTCAGTTTCCGCGCCGCGAGCACACGGGCGTGGCCGGCGATGATCACGTTGTCTGGCCCGACCAGAATCGGATTCACAAATCCGAACTCCGCGATCGACGCGGCGACTTGCATCACCTGCTCCTCGGAGTGCGTCCTCGGGTTTCGCACGTACGGAATCAGCCGATCAATCGGCCACTGTTGGACTTGGAGTTCCATGTTGTAGCTCCATGATAATGTCCCCTTATTAGCTCTTTAGAAATGTCCCCCAAACTGGACCTGAAGGAGGTCCGTTGGAAAGGACATGGATGAGCAGTACCGAGATCAAACGAGCAGCGATTCTGA